TGTAAGTAGCCATGTGACCGCTTGCCTTCTCATTGAGGCACACCAGTGTGTGCTCGCCGACGATCTGACCGTGGGTCGAGTCGCCAGTGACGGCAAGTTTAGTCTGCTTCCAACCACGCAGTGTTGCCACCTTGAACTGGCTGGAATCTACAACGTAGATAGAGCCAGCAGGCATCATGCGCGAAGGCACGAACGTCACTGCACCGAACGGGGTCTGGTAGCGAACCATAGAGTTCACGACCTTCTCCTCGGACGCCATGATGTTGGCGCGTTGGTTGTTGTTGCCCTCGAGGCTGGCAACCGCCGCAGACATTAGGTCGGCAGAGAGATAAACTCTGTCCGGAGTTCCGCCCTCTTCCCAGATGGCTTGCAGGATGCTGTCGAAGTCAGCCTGATTGAACGCCGCACCAGAGCCAGCAGTGAACGTGCCAGTGCCGTCTCCGGCAGTTGGGAACGTAGCGTCACCAGCAGTGTTGGTGCTGATCCAGCAACCGACACCAGCCAGCATACGGGCCTTAGAGGTAGAACCGGGATCACGAGCCTGAGTACCCAGCAGAGCCATCTCCAGATCGCGCTTCAGAGCCTTACCAGCTTGGAGTGCTTGGTATGCGTACTCCTTGTTGCGGCCAGCGAGATTGAGGGCCGTGGCCGTTCCGCTTACTTTGAAGCCTTCCTTCTGAATCATTGTGTAGTTTCCTACACGCTCAGTAGGCTGGAAGCTAGAGCCGGTGTCAGAACCTTCAACTTCTCCCTGAATTTGGGGAGCGCGAAGTTCTGCAGTCTGCCACTCAGTATATGTGTTATTAGTTGACTGACGCCCGCATTTCGTCAGAAATGGAGTCTCTGTGGGCGAGATGTCGGCGATTACGTCCGCCAAGTCCTCACGGATACCCGTGATGCCGCCTTCGTCAGTGTAGCCGGGACGGTTCAGATCACCGCCATATGAAGTACCGATAGTTGCCATGATGGCCTCCTAAAAGATTATTGATTAAAACTACTATTCAAGGATTAAGCTCATTGCGTCCTCGATGCTTCCAGAACTCTTGAGCCTTTGCTTTGCCTTCCTGCGCTTCGCCTGTTCAGCGTTAACTCGCCGCTTACTACTGCGTACAGGTTTGTTTTTCATTTTCTGCTCGACCCGCTTCTTACCAGAGCCGTTGTTTAGCTCTTGGTAGCGAATGGCGTCCATAAGTACCCGGACGTGGCGGTGATCCATGAGCGCACCCAATTCCTCGACGGTAAAGCCGTAGGCTTCTGTCGCAGAACTGACCAAACGCTCTCTGGTCTGTGTGCCTTTTTCCTCATCAAACAACTCAGGAGCGAACCCCTGTAGCAACTCAGCCTCTTTTGCAAGATAGGCTCGCCGCGCGTGATGATGGACTTCGTTATTCGCTTGTACCTGCTGTTGCAGATATCCAAGCCTCTGCTGGTACTCTCCCGCCTGCTGGTCATAAGCCAGCTTGGCTTCCATGTAGCCCAAGGGGTCTGCTTGAAACAACGCTTCGTCAGGCGCTACTGGCGGTGTGGTTAGGGTTCCATCTTGGAGTAGCTGGAGTGCCTGCTGAACCTGACCGCGCTCATGCGCTAGGGTTGCATAAAGTTGCTCCGTCTCTTTGCGAGCGTCAGCGACTTTCTGCATCGACTGATTGATATAGCTTTGCCCCGAATAACCGCGCTTCAATTCGTCGAGGTTTACCTCTAGTTCTTTCCCGTCAACTTTGACGGTGAACATTTGTGGCTCCTCGCTGGAATCGTCGTCGTAGCCTTCGTCAATAGCCTCTTCAACGTCATAATCGTCGTAATCATCCTCATCGAGGGTTTGATCAGACGCCTCTACTTCCTCTTCGTACTCCTCCTCGGCTGGTGCCTCGGTAGTTTCCTCGACAGGGGCGGGCTCTTCGGAAACGAACATTCGCTCCATGATTGCCTCATCTGTCTGTTGTCCAAGATCATCGCGGGCTGGTGATGCTTCTGTCCCGGTGCCGACTGTCTCTTGATCGCTCATTTAACTCTCCCTGTCGTTTGCTATTTGAGCATCTGCCTCTATGGCGTCGAACGCTCTGTTTAAATAGCCCACGGCCTGAATGGCTTCGTGGGCCTTCAGAACCTGCTCTTCATCTGAGCTTGGGTTCATGAAGATGGTCGAGGCATCGTCCTGTATGCCTCCGAGCACGATGCTAAGAATCTGATCTTCCCTTAGCGTCTTAACTCGTGCCGCGAGTTCCTGTCTTGTCATTGCGCCGTCCTTGGTGCGTTAATCTTGGCGTACAGCGATGCCTCGTTGAACGCCGCCTTATCTTCTAGTGCCGCCGCATCGAGCGCGATCCGGGCGTCCAGCTTGTCTCTCTCGAGGTCGCGGTCCATGGCGTCCTGAGCAAACTGTGCCTGTAGCTTCTGCATCTCGAGCTGGCCCTTCTGCTGTAGCTCGGCCTGCTTGACCTGCATGTTGGCCTGAGCCTTGATCTGCTCCGCCTGCACCAGACCCTGAGTCGGATCGCCTTGGCCCTGTGCGGCCTGCTGTTGTTGCTGTGCCATCTGCATCAACTGCTGTGCCTTGGCGTCATCAACTGGCTGGAAGTAGCGGTCTGCGTTCTGAACACCGGCAAGCCGTAGCATGTCGGCGACCGTGTTCACGATCTCCTTCGGGCCCACGATGCCGTTGCCCAGACCGAACTGACCCACAACTTTCTCTTGGGCCATCATTGCCTGTTGCAGTGCCATCAGCTTCTGTTGCTCGTTGCCTGTGCCCAGACCGACGTTGACCTGCACGTCCATGTCCGGGTTCCACATAGCGGCGTTGAACTGCACGAAGTCAGTGCCTGAGACACGCATCATCTGCTCATCGGTCATGTTCTCGATGACCAGCTTCAGAAGGCGCTTGAAGAGCGCCGTAACGCCTCCCTCAGCAAGGTTTCTGGCAATCAACTCAAGGGTAGCGTTATTGCTCTGAACCATTGCCTGCGCCGCCATGGCGCTTGTACCGGCCTTCAGCGTGTCGGGGTTTAGACCGTTGGATGATGCTGTGATGCCTGTCTTGGCCTGACAGTTTCTGTCGAGGTACTGGAGCGCCTGTAGCGTGTCAGCGGCAACAAAGGGAACGGTCATTGGCTGGATAGCCCCGGGCTGTTTCACCCGGACAATGCCGCCGATCTCGTTGTTCAAAAGGTCGTCGATGTTGGTCGAGCCGTCGAGCACCTGAACACGCGGATTGTTCACCAGAGCCGTGTTGTCGAGGATTCCACGCAATACGACTGTGGCTGAGTCCTGCTCGGCGAACAGCACGTCGGCAATAGACTGACCGAAGAATGCGTGGGGGATCGGGTCCGCGCAGAAATTGATGAACGGAATATCGTCCCAAGGCTCGTAAGATAGCAATTTATAGCTAGTGCCGCCCATGAGAAACTTGTAGGACTGCGGCATACCCGAGCCCTCTATGTCCACCTTCATGTAGCACTCGGTAACCATGACAGAGCGGCTAGATGGGTCGATCTCTGTGCGGTCTTGGTCGTGGTTCAGTCGCTCGAACTGCTCCTCCTCGGAGCGACCGTCGAGGCTGTCCAGACCCTCCACCTTTTCCCACTCGAAACCCATCTCGATCAGCTCGCCAATGGTCATCTCTGTACGCTGACCGATAATGTAGGCACTGCTGATACAGCTTGCGGCAGGATCGATAATGAACTCTTCTGGTGGAATGGACTCCATCTTTATTGTGCCGGTCTCAGATGTCTTGACCACCTTCACGTCGTAGCTGACAACCGGCATACCGTCCGGGCCAACAGTCTCGTTTGCCACCTGCTCCAGAATCTCGTTCTCCGGCATTAGTGCGAGCACCTGAAACTCTTGGTCGCTTAGGTTGGCGTACTCAATGATCTCCTGAGACTCCTCCGGGCAGTAGTAGACCTTCGCAATGCCGTTCTTCGACAGCAGTGAGTCGTGGAATACGTCCTGTAGGAGTTGATAGCCACCGTTCTTATTGAAGATTATTTTGCAGTATTCGGATGCGTTCTCAGCGGCCTGCGCCTGCTGTGGGTTGCTACCGATGAACTCCACCGGGTGCTCCGCTTGCAGGAACACCCTCATCAGGCTCGGCTTGATCTGGCGAATGGTGTCACGAATCTTGGTGGACACGATGCGAGACCGGCCCTCCTCAGAGCCGATATCACACTTGCCCTCGTAGTACCGCATCGCCTTCTCTCGGTCAGGCGATATCTCGGACTCGATGTAGTCCACCGCCTCCTCGATAGCCGTGCGTACTACATTACGGACTTCCGTATCCGTTAATGGCTTGGGCTTACTCATAGATACCGCTCCTCAAGTTTTGGCGCTAAGTCTCTGGCGCCGTATCCGCCTGACTTCATGAACATCGAGACCAACTGCATCATCTCTGGGTCGTCTGCGTACTTCTGGCTGGCCTCTACAATAATCTGGTAAGCGCGTTGCGCGTCTGCACCCTTGAGATCGGTCATTAGGCTGGCGAGCTGTGCGTAGTGCTTGTCACGCTGGCTTGCCATGTAGTCGTCCGTGTATCCAGATATCTTCTGGATTCCCTTCTGCATACCCGTAGGAAGCTCGCCCCGGCCCAGCGTTGCCACGATGCCGGGCTGTAGTGACTCATCGATCGCGGAGAGCGTTTCGCTTCGCGGAACGGTCGCGCTGTTGCCGCCGACCTGTGACCGGGTGACAAACGCCTGACGTAACTGATCGAGCTCCTTGTTGAATCGTGCGAACTCTTCTGGGGAGAGCATCAGCTCCATCTTCTTCTGGAAGTCAGGAGTGGCGAACTGAGCCAGTAACGCCTTGGACTGAGGTATGCCGTCCGGGTCCATGCCATCCACCAGAGACGCCTTCACCTTGCCGAGTCGAGCTGTCAGCTCGTTAATGAAACCGATTCGGAAGTTCTGCTTCTCGCTGTCGCTGTAGCCCTTCCACGCCGACTCCATCTGTGCCGCGTTAGAGTTGTTAGATGTTGGTGAGGTAGCGAGCGCACCGGCCTGAACTGCCTGCCCATCTTTAATGCGGTTGCCACCAGCCTGACGTGCCGCGGCATAGGCCCCGCCTGTTGCCGCATCAGTTGCCGCCACAATCCTCTCTGCTAGGCGCCCGTATGACGGGTCGCCTGTAGCGTCAACCAGACCGTCGAGCGACTGCTTGAGCTTGTCGATATGGACTACACTCAGATCACCCTCAAAGCCGATTACGTTTCCTGCGTCGTCTTTCTTGACCTTGATCTCGGTTTTCATGGGGGCCGGGATCAATGGGTCAGTAGCAATCTCTCGATTAGCCCGGTCGATGGCGTCTTGGAAGGTCTTGCCCTTGACGTTCTGAAGTGTCAGCGTGAGAGCCGACTCGAGCTGTTGGCCCTCCGGGGTGTTGTAGTTAATCGGCGTGTTGTATGCCTCGGTGTATGCCTTGTTGGTTGCCGCAGTAGTTTCGTCCCGGGCGCCCTGAACCAGATCAGCCTTCGATCCACGCTTCTCAGCCGCACCGGCAAAGAAACTGGTCAGCCAGTTGTCAGTAGACTTCGACGCCTCTTGAGCCCTGCCGCCTACAGCGTTGTTGACCTGCCTAGCGGCAACTGGACCAGACGCCGCGACAGCGTCGGCCACCTGTGGGAAGCCGTCAGCAAGCATGGACTGATCGGATACCTCTAGCTGTGCCTGAGCACGGTCGTCAGGAGTAATAACGCGACGTGCCGAGTTAGCGGCCTGCGGCCCTACCTCCACGCCAAGCTCGCTGAGTTCGTTAGCAACCTGTTTGTCGGCGTTGTAGCCCTTGACGCCCTTGTAGAGGGCCTGACCTCCCCTCTGGATAAACGGGCTCAGTACGCCTGTGCCAGCGCCGATTACGCTTCCGAGACCTGCATTCCCTGCCCGCTCCTCATCCGTCCGTCCTCGACCGTAGCCAGAGATAGCGCCGTCAGCCGCACCCACGGCAGACTGACCCAGAATTGACCCGAGCAATCCATTAGTCAAGGCGTGACCAGAGACCGCAGGCATTGCAGAGCCTGCCGCGGCGCCTGCCGCCATGAACGGAATCGAGTTAGCAATGCCGCCAGCGACACCAGACACACCAGACTGAATCGGGTGCTCTTCCTCAAACGCCGCGTCGAACTGATCGAGCTTCGACTTCTCTGCCGGGTTGGCTGAGATCATCTCATCGAAATACTCGCCCACGAACGGTGCGCCCTGAACGTAGTTCAAGGTGTTACCGAGCAGACTAGCGTTAGGTGTCTGCTCGAGGATCGCCCGGTTGTCTGACCTTCGCAGTGCGTCGGGGTTGCCTTGCATGGCTTCCTCGCTTTCCTGCTCTAGTATCTTTTTGATCAGCCCCTGATCGTTCGTAGAGCGCCCGGTGTTGTTGTCAACGTAGTAGTAAGTGCCGTTGACATCGTATAGCTCTGCGCCGTTACTGAGTATTCTCGGTTCAGGTAATCGCACTATTATCTCCTAGCCCTACGCACCGCTTCCTGCCAAGCATCAAAAATGTCCTGATCGGTTGCTTGTGGGTAGTCACTCCTCATACGACCGACAAAATCGTGGAAGTGGATGTGGTCCGCGCTGAAACTTTGGTAGACCTCATCTTCCGTCGAGAGCTTGCCTCGAGGTATGACCGTGGGCACGTTTCGACTTACATCATTCCACCGCCGAGCCGCCGCACGTTGACCTCGAACGTCATCTCGCTCCAGCCCCGCCAGATCATCTTGGTACAGGTTGGAGATGAACTGATCGCGGGTGGCGATGCCCTTCCTGTGATTAATGATGTTTTGGTTGGTAGAGAGGAGCTTGTCTGGAGTCGCGGTGTAGCTTGATGCGTACATCGCGTCGAAGTCCGTCTGTGGGCCCTTGTTCTTTCTCAGCTCATCAGCAACCATGGCGTTAGCCGCGGCCTCTGCTGACTGAAAGTTCCCAAGGAAATCCTCATTTACTTCGATACCAAACTTCGAGGCCAGCCTCATGAATTCTGCCTGCGTTTTTGCCCACTCACCAGTTTTGTCGAGCCCTGCGAGCTGTGTTTGCAGGTTCTGGAGGTTGTAAAGGGAGTCGAACGCATTTGCGCCACGCTCACGGATTCCTGAATCAGCATCGATATCAGTCTGCACAAGATGCGATGACCATTTGTCATCAAGCTCGGCCTCGTTGGTGATCTGGATGTTCTGACCACCGCCACCGACTGAACTGAGCTTGCCGGTTGTCGAGCTGACCTGATAAGCCTTGCCGTCCTTCGGGTTGCCGTTTTCGTCCACAGCAATTCCGAACGCCGCGAGCTGTTCCGGGGTTGCCGCCGTAAACGTCTCCTTTGGCTTCAGCATGTTCTGGAACACGACGCCCATGTACTGGTCACGGACACCCTCTGGTAGCTTCATAAGCTGTGCGTGAAGCTCCGGGTTCTCCTTTTGCAGATACTCCATGCTCTTATTGTTTTTAATGTTCTTATTCGACTGAGCAAAGATGGCGTTGTTCATCTGCTTTAAGCCGCCGTTGCCGCGCAGGGTCATGTTGCCGAACCCATTCGACAGAGCCGCCATCATCATAGCCGCCTTGTTTCGGTCCATGCCTCCGAGACCTTCTTTCAGGCCACTCAGCAGTCCGGCAAAACCGGACTCCTCATCTTCTGGCTGGGGAGCGATTCCCGGAGTGGCCGCTACGCCGCCGGGCTTGAACATCGGGCCCATCCCAACCGGGCCGGGTGGCCCACCAAATGGTTTAAACATGTTGAGCCCCCATTACCGCCGGACAGACCTCGGGCAGTTTTGCGTAATCGACCATCAGCCAGCCGTCTGCGTTTTCGACGATAGCCTCTGGTCTGGTTTCTGCGATCTCCTGCGCCAGTACGCCGAACGGCTTCTGGCCCGGGAAGTTAGACTTGCCGTCCTCGTTCCAATCCCACGAGTACAGGTTGATACCGTTCACTGTCGCCACCTTCTGGATGTTCTCCTTCAGGCGAACGTCAGAGCCCATTAGAGCCGCGGCGCCGAGCTGTGTGCCCATGCCGAGGAAGTCCATCTTGCCGGGGCTGTAAGAGGAAGTCTGACCTCCTTGCCCCGGGGCGCCAGCAAGCGCAGACAAGTAGTTGTTGAACTGGTTCTGCGGGGCACCAACCTGCGTGTCCCATTGCTGTCTGACAGCGTCGATCAAGTTCTGGTTGATGCCGTCAATCTGTGAGCCGACGCCTGCCATGCTGTTGGTTGCGTTCTCTCCCATTCCCCAGCGGTCCTGACCCATGCCGTACAACTGGTTGGCCGCGTCGAACTGCATCCCGTACATAGACATAGCCGCCTCCAGTGCGGCCTGCTGGCTCTGGGCCTTTAACGCTCGGTCCTTGTAGCCACCATCACTGCCACCGCTAGACGCCATGCGCTGTGCCGCCATCTGGGCCTCAATCTGTTGCTTCTGCATCGCCGCCTGCGCCGCCGTGCTTCCGGTGAACTGCGACCTGTCATTGGCCGACTGAGCGTTAGCCATGCTGGCCTGCATCGCCTCCTGAGCGTTGTAGGCGCGACTCTGGTTAGTGGCGTTGATGTCAGCCATGGCCGCGTTCTGCGCGTTCTGGAATCCTTGGTTTCTCAGGTTGGCCGAGGTGCTCGCCGCCTGACGCATGTAGTCAGCATGGTTCTGTGACTCCATGATCGCGTGACGATCACCGCCGAACGCGCCGCCTTGGGTTGCGGCAACGCCAGACGCGTTTACAGCGTTGTCCCGAGCACGGCCCAAGTCCGCCATCGTCGCGTCGATAACGTCCTGCTGGTACGGGTTCATGTATTGATTCAAGTCAGCGTCTGAGAGCTGTGCCGCAGAGTAGCCCTCTGCATTTACCTGAGCGGGATCGTAGTCAAAAAGGTCTTTTGATATATCCTGCACTTGGTAAGCCGGTCCCATAAACCCGCCGCCACCGCCGCCCATTGGGGTTCCGCCTGTCGGGCCTTTAGACATGGACGCGATCATGTCCATGATCTGCTGTTGACCGCCGCCCATAGCGTTTTGGAAGAATGCCATCGCTTGATCCTGAGCGCCCAAACCCTGCTCAAAAGCATTCGGGCCCTGTGGAGCCGCTGGAGCCGTCGGGGCAGGCATAGGCTGGGCCATATCCATTCCCGCGTCAGGAAGGGCGAGGTTTGGATCAGGCATGGCCTGAGAGCTCCCTAAGTCAGGAGCCATTCCACCCTTGCCAGCTCCAGCCATTGAGCCCGGGTCGAAGCCGCCCATCATGCCGCCCTTTCCGCCAGATGCGGCAGTGCCGGGATTTTGGTATCCACCTGCCATGATTAACCTCCAAACAACTTCGCGAGAATGCCATTCATGGGGAGGCCAGCCGCGTTATGTGAAGGCGGCTTAATTGCCTCGGCCTGTGCCGCCCATTGCGACGGCTGATTTCCCGTCCAGCCGGTTGAGGGCTGATAGGGTTGCTGTGGTGAAATTTCAATCTGGTTGAGAGTGGGCGTAGGGCCCGGGGAGCTAGGCATAATGTCGTTGCCCCAGCCTCGGAACGAAGGGGGCGTTGAATTCATCGGGCCGTTGCTACCAACAAACTGAGGGAATTTCTGCGCGAGACTAAACCAATCCATCATGCCGGGGTTCGACCCGATCGACTGACCCACGGAGTTAGCCGTGGGATTGTTAGGGTTGCCGGGCATATTGGGTCCGGGCTGGGCTGTCATCTGATCAACACCCGCCGATCCAAGACCGTTGAAAGTTTTAGCCATGCTTGCCCATTGGCTCAAGCCGGGGTTGCCGGGGTTCATGCCCATGCCGTAATTAGCCTGTGGACCACCGGGGTTGTTCTGAGCGTTGCCGCCCGGACCTCGGTTTATGCCCGCCTGCGGGCCACCTTTTCCGCCGCCCATTGCCTGTTGTGTACCCGCCTGTGGGCCACCTTTTGCTCCGCCGCCACTCATCGTCCATACCTCCCGCGATATGCATTAATTAGGTTTTCGTAACTCATACCGTTCGCATTTGGGTACGGGTTGAGCTGTCCGGGCGTAGAGCCCTGATTGAATGCGGGAAACATGGTTGAGTTTTCCCTGTGGACTTTTGCCGGGGTTACAACGCCGGGCATGTAATCCTCGAGCGCCTGCATCAGCTCCGGAAACTCTCTCCAAGTCCTTTGTAGGTTTTGGCTATAGCCGCGGAAGGATGTGTAACCCTTCTGCCCACCCATGTCGCGCTCGTGCTCAGGCAGTCCGTCAGACGGGTCGCCCGCCATTCCGAGGCCAAGCAAGTTGGCTGAATTGTTGACATTGGTCCAAGCCTGCCGCGTCGCCTGACTAGGCGCCGCCTGTACCAGACCCATGTAGGGAATGGGCGACATCTTTGAAAGCTGTTTTCCGGTCTCGATCGCCTCGAGGCCAGCCCTTTTGAAATCGGGGTCCATTTCTGATTTCTGCTCCCCGCCTTTACCTCCACTCATTCTTCAAACTCCTGCGTCACGTAACGTAATCCGTTCTGCTCAAAGCCGAGGTCGGCCAGAGCCTTGATCCATCCGGGCCTGCCATTTAGTGACAGCCCGGTACACCCTGTTGCCTTCGCAAAGTGGACAAGACCAGAGTGCGTGTCTTTGATTTCTTGTAAGTCTCCGCCAGCTAGAAAGATGTGCAGAAACTTTTTGTTTGGGTATGCGTGGAACTCGGTGACCAGTGCGGAGTTCTCTGTGGGCCACAACTGAAGCGTTCCATTCAGAATGCCATTTACTATGTGGACGTAATCGTGAGTGTTGCCGCCGTGATCAAGTGCTGGCTGGAGGAACGGCCTCACCCTCATAACTTCCTTGTGTAGGTCCATCGCTTCCATTGCGCGTCTCCGTTGGTGTTGGCTCAAGCGCCTTTACTCTTGCGCTTAACTTTTTGATTTCATCCTCCAGCTTCTGCATCCTCCGACGCAGATAGTTGTCCATGTCCTCCGCCCAGAGCTGTGTGTCACCGCTGTAGGGAGGTGGCGACTCTGGGGTTCCGCGCTTCCGAAGTAAGAGGACCTCCTCCTCTGTAAGCTCCGCCATTAACGTCTCCCGCCGCCGCCAATAAGCACACGCATGTCACCCACGCGAACGTCTTTCGCACCGTTTTCGTCGTCAACGACATTGACTCGCATCCTCATCTGCCTGCCTGTAAAACGAACGTCCGTCTGGGGCTTAACGTCGTAGGGCCCGAAAGTAATCTCATCACCCTGCGGCTGGAATCGCGTCATGAACTCCAGCGTCACCCTCTCCTCCGGTATCGAGTCTGTCAGCACCTGAGTGGCCTTGATGACCTGATCGCCCTCTCCGATCGTAATCGGACCGCTTTCTGCGAATGGCTTTAAGCCATACGAGTAATTGATTTCCTTTACCGAAAAACCGAAATACCCGTCATAGCTTTTTAGGCTTGGGTCCGGGACCAAAGAAAGCTCTATGGGCTGATCATCAGCGGGGTTGCTTACCTTCAGAACGCCGTTAAGTTGTGTAGAACCGCCTGCCGTAGATGTGACATTGGTCTGTGCGATTATCCTGCCGCCCTGCATGACTCTGATCTTTAGGATGTCCATTGATCCTGCTGAAACAACGTCCGATTCCCATGTACAGCTGTAGGGAATCGACATAGTGATTTCACCATTAGAGGGCCGCGCTTTATAAGTGTCAGTAATAGAGGAGAGCCGTATTTTTGCGCCCGTACCCCAAAACCCATTGGTAATACCAATTGAAGCCTGCTCTGCATCCCTAAATGGCAGTGTGCTATTTGAGACAATGAACACTTCATCATCTGAGCCGTACTCTCCGGGCACCCTGTTGCCAGAGGCGGCGTTCATGACATCAAACCAAATCGGGCCCTCCACGTTAGTCCACCCGTGCCACTGCTTTGATGTCCAGACCGAGTTGTTGTGGCCCACGTTCTCCAGCTCGTGGCGGTATACGTTATTGCCCGCGTCCAGCCATAACGGATCGTTGAAGATGCCGGAGTCAACGCCAGCGTGTCGGCTGATCTCACCAATAGACCAGATGTTCTGGGCGTAGTCGTAGCTCACGTACCGGTTGTTGACCTTCTTGATCACCTTGATCTGTTTGTCTGGGTCACTTTCCTCGGGGTTGAGGACCACGACCTGACCCTCCTGATCGCTTGAGGTGTAGAACCACACGATCTCGTTAAACTTGGCGTTTGCCACGGCAAAGACGTTGTGGAACGAACTGCTGTCCATGAAGCGGAACACGCGGTCAGTGACCTCGCACGGAAGCTCTCGAACTGCCGAGCCGTCGTATGTGTAGAAGCCGTCGCGACCCATCCAGAACGCACCCGCACCAGTAGCCGCCGCCGCGCGATCAGAGATCACGCCACAGTTTTTACCAACCTGCTGGAAGCCATACACCAGAGGCGGGCCAGAGTAGGTCGCGGTGTGCGCGTCAGTCGTGGTCAGGATTAGTGTCCGCCCCCGGACCCGCAGGCCACAGCGAATAGCGCCGTCGGTCTGAAGCTCAAAGCCACCGGCCTCGTTGTCTGGGTCAATTTTCCAGACCTCTGGGGCCTCTCTGTCACACCAAGCCACACGACGCACGTTAATGCTTGATCCGTCATCAGCGCCAAGGGCGAATATGAAACGCTCCTCAGTCGCCACCAGTGACAGGCAGGCGGGTGAGTTTTCGAGGACCTTGAACTTGTCGGCCTCCTCATCCTCGTTTGGCTTCCAAGCCCATATTCTTTGGTCAGTCGTGGAGACACCGATCAGCCACTCGCCGTAATTATCCAGAGTCCATGTTGTTGCCGGTGTCTTTGTCTGCCCCTCAATCTGTCGGCCCCTGCCGTACAGTTGCTTGCCGTATAGCCCGCCGCCGTAGCCCGCGTTTAGCGATGGCGTCTCCTCGCCGGGGAGGCTCATGTTGGCTGTGAGGTTAGTCACCTCACCCAAGCCGCTCATGACATGAATGTTTCTCGGGGTAGCCACAGCGAGGTAGTAGCCAGCGCCGTTAGAGCCAGAGGCGTCAGTCAGGAACCAGCTATGGGCCTCTCTCGGGACCATGTCATCGTCAATGACCACGGGTTGGGGGCTGTAATCCTCTACCCCCGGCTTGCTGTCGAGGTAGGGGGCCCAACCGCCCACCGGGAGCATGGCCCCCTGATCCCAGCGCATGAGGTTGGCATCGTGCCACCGCCCCTCACACTGGTAAGCGGTCCCGTGCCACTTCACACCGGCCGGAACTGACAGCTTGATGTACTTCATTCGACGGCCTCGATGTCTGCGTTGTCTGGGTAGCTGAACTTGTTGCCCCAGATGATTCGGACGGCACCGCCGCCAGCGACCGAGCCATTACCGCCGCCACCGCCGCCACCAAATTGCTCACCATCACCGCCGGAGCCGGGCTTGCCGGGACGGGCAGGGTTCTCTGGGCCTTGATCACCGGGGGCTGGTCCGTCCGAGCCCTGACCCTTGATTCCGACGCCGCCGCCCTCACGGCCACCGTAAGTGCCCGAGGTAATGCCGCTGTAATCAAAGTAGTAGCCGGTGCCAGCACTGCCGCCGCCTGACCCCTCTTGTGGTGGACCGCCGTTCGCCTTGCCGCCAAAGCCCCTGTAGCCGCCAGCGCCGCCGCCTCCCCCAAGGCCGACTGCGAAGACGGTTCCGCCGCTTGACAGATCGGTCCTGTAGGCCCCGTTGCCGCCGTTCCCGCCGCCACCATTGATATTTGATCCATCGGCATTCTCGCCGAAATAGAATTGCCCTCCCCGGTCGCTAAGGGCACCGCCTGCCCTTACAAGCATGGTCTCGATCGGGTCATCCTCCTCGTCCTCTGGCTCCTCAACGCGGTAAATCGCGCTGTCTCCCGGCTGGCCTCCACGGGCATGTGGGTAGCCCACGACCACCTTCAGCTTCTCTCCGGGCTCCACCTTCAAGCCGTTGGCCCACACAAGTGCGCCACCGCCGCCAGAGTAGTAGGATTGACCGTCATACAGCGCACCCGCGCCGACACAGCAAACGTGCAGGCGTCGAACGGCTTGGGGAACGAGGAACTCGAACTCACCCGCCTCAACGTACTCTCGCTCCCCGATATAGATTCCGGGGTCACCGAGTGCGGTAATTATCTTTGGTCTTATCACGTTGCCGCGCCCGCTCCTGCCCCGAAGATTTGATCGGTCGTTCCAGTGTTCACGCACCAAACTTGAATGACGTTCACACCCTCGACGATGTCGGGCGATCCGCCACCCAGCCACTTGATGTTGTTATCCCAAGTCATTGAGGTTGGTGGGCGGTCTGCATTACCCCAATTCAGCATGAGCGTCATCGACTGACCACTGCTCATCGTCAGCTTTATCTCCTGCTCATCGTTGAGGGTGCCGAGGTAGTGCATGGTCCCGTCCTTGGCCTTGAACGCGATAACGTCAGAGGGGTTTTGCCTTTTTACCTGCTCCGTGATTGACTCTGTCACGATTAGCTCGCGCGTAGTCACATCGCAGTTGGTGATCTTGCCGTCAGGATCGTCCATGCCCTTGAGGTGCTTTACATCGCCGCTGATGATTACGCTGTCATTGATTTCCAGCGGGTCCTCATCCTCCTCCAGATCAACTTTGTCCTTGCCAAGCTCGCCCGTGATGGAGCCGCCGTCGATCTGGCCGTTCTCGATGATGATCCCGTCAATGACCTCCCCCTCATCAGGGCCCAGCAGTTTGTCCAGCTTGTCAAAGTTTGAGTTGAGCATCCCGCCCCACTCATTCTCATCCCCGCCTACCGCCGGTTTGCGGAACTCATACTTGTCAGTGTTCGACGCCATTAGACCTCTCCGCCCGCCTCTGGGTCATCAGAGTTTTCGGGGTTGACCTCTAGCTCTGGCTCCTCCGGGGGGTTGTTCCGCTTCATGGATAGGTGGACATAGATCGAGTACAGGATGTCCTCTAGGTCCTGATACTTAAACGTGCCCTTAACCGGCAGATTCGCATCTGTTGTCTGCGGGTTGTCCAGCGCCATGAAGTCCTCAAGCGTCATGTCGCTAAGGTCTGCTGACTCCTCCGGTACGGCAGATGAGTCGTAAAGCGTCAGCTCCTCATCGCCCTCAAGCACCTCATACAAGTAGCTGTAGGTGTTGACGTATCGAACGCCATCAGTGCTGTTGATCTGCTCCTGCTCATTAAAGCGTATGGCAGGCGGCACGTTGTCAGCGGCTGGTGGTGTGTTAATGACAATGTCAGACACCCGACGGCGGACAGTTGCCACCGAGGTGTTCGTTGTCATTCTTCCTAACTCAGACATTAATAGTCTCCTTTATAAATTCAGCGTATTCCATCGAACCACAAGAGGAACCTGTCTCCGGGCGCAAAGTTGTACAGCCCGTTGGTGTCAGGGCCAAGGCTCTGACCGTTCCACTGCATCCTGTGTACGCGAGTGCCATCCTCTAATTGAGTGTCGGCGTACTCTTCATAGTCGGTATTGTTTTGGGAGTAGCTTTTGTATGCCTCTGCCTTTGCCCCGTCAGCTCTAGTCAGCTTTTGTATGCACAGATGCCCTTGAAAGTTGCCCCACTCTTTCGACTGAGTGTTAAGGACGGCAGACAGGAGCTGGCCTGACGTGTTGTGGTACAGGACCGTGTAGGGGTTTCCCTGAGCCGGGAATGGGTAGATGACAAAACTTATTAATCTGGTTAAGTCAACAATTTCGCCGCGAGTTTCTGAAAAGCCGTTCCAAGCCCTGCCAAACCCCGGCCAGTTTGTGAATCCGGGCCGGTCGCCCTGTAGGTTAAAAGGAGCCGGATCAATAGGCGTCATCCGATGAGCATTGACGCCGGACGGCTTGTAAGTATTATCAGAGCTGTTGCTCTGGTTGGTGTGTCCGACAGTGATCAGTGCGTGTTTCCATGCAGTCTGCGCGTAATACTCAGACATGCGAGTCTGCTGTCCCGCCGCCTTGTCGATCATCTGACGCGGGGAGTCCAGACCCCCGGTGTAATTCATTTTTGTATAGTCGCCGTTAA